GCTGCTCCGGGGGAAACCGGGGGGAACAGCACGGCGCCGACCGGGGCGGAAAAGGGGCGGTCAACCCCCAACTGACCCAGGCGGAGAAGTCCTTGCCGCCTGGGGGTCTTCTTCGTCGAGAACGTGCCGCGCCCACATTAGCGCGGCGTCAGCAGGGTGTGCCAGGTTCGACACGCACGCGATGTGCGCGGAATCCGGGTCTGGATCCACCGGAATGGAGATGAGCAAGATGAAGCCAGCCCCGGGCGGGAGCAGCTTCTCGACCTCGTCGCCGAGCATCGCTCCAGCGTCGTAGTTCTCGTCGCCAGGTTGCGGGTAGTAGACCATCAGACGAGCGTCCCACTGTGGTGGCGTCGATGACAGGAAGGACATAGCCAGCGCACCGCGAGGGGCTTGGAATAGTCGTCGTGATGCGCAACGGACTCAGCGGCGCCACAGGCCTCACATGGGGCGCGCTGGAGAACGCCCGAGCGAATGGCCCGCGCGACAACTGGATACACCTTCAGCTTGTCCCTGTTGGCGCATCGCCAGCGAGTGCGCAACTCCTTCATGCGTGCAGCGCGAGACGGCTCCAGAGAGCGGGTGGTGTCGTAGTCGCGCAATCGCTCTCGGTTGGCCGCCCTGTGCGCACGAACATCGGCCATGGTGCAGCTCTTGCATTTGCCGAGATGGCCGTCTGCCATCCGCGGATGCGTGTAGAAATCGGCGATGTTCTTGTGCTCGCCGCACCGAAAACAGGTCTTCTCTACCATGGATCTTCGTTGACCATCGACGGGGGGATCATCAGGCGCGTCGCCGGCTGGCAGCCCATCTCGATGAGCCGCGCCCGCGCGCGCTGCATGTGCTCGACGAACGTGCTCACCGCAACCTCCAGCGCCCCGATGTAGGTCTCGCTGCGCGCCACGCGCACAACCACGGGCGGCAGATCCGGGTGGTAGGCCAGGAGATCGGTCCACTTGCGACCAGTCAGCCAGAGCGCGCCCTGGATCTGCGCGAAGTACCCGCCCGGTTCCATGCCGTTGAGTAAGTGCCCGACGTGGACCTTGGCCGAGTGCGTCTTAATCTCCAGCGTCCCCTCCTCGCCCACGAGCCCGTCCGGTGACGAGCCGACCATCCGATCGTCGCGCAGCACGACGCCCACCTCCTTGACGTCGATGTCACGATGGAACGAGTACCAGCTCCGCGCCTGCGGCTCCAGCCTCGTCCCTCGGTCCATGAAACCCGATGCGTCGTTGCTGCTCGGCACGCCGATGAGCCACTCGGCGAGTAACTCCTGCATGTAGCCGGGCGCCTGCGTCGAGGCCTTCATCGTCGCGGGCGTGAGGATCTTGTCCATACAAGAGGCTGTAGGAATTCCGAGCCGCGCGCGATGCCATTCAGCGCTTCCTTGACGGCAATTGATAATTATCACTTCTGCGCTCTCAGCTTGGCCTCCAGGTCCGCCTTCAGCCACTCGAAGCGCGACGCCGGCAGCTCTTCCAGGCCAGCGCAACCCCACTGAGCGAGGATGTACTCCAGCAGCCGCGAGCGCGAACCTGCTGGGCGTTGATCGATCAGCGCCTCCAGGATGTCGACCTGCTCGGGCGTGACCGTGGCTTCCGGTTCCTTCGCAGCGCCGTCGTCGTCCGGGTCGCACGTCGTGAGCCCGAGCGCCGAGATCAGCGACTGACGCTTCCCGAAGGTGAGCGCCGCAGCGACCTCCTGTTGCTTGCTCATCGAGCCCGTCAGCGGTGCCGTGGACGAAGTAAACGTCGCCTGCCTGGTGTGCCCGTTCGCGTGCGTGACGGTGCAGATCACCGTGATCCGCGCGCTGTCATCCGAGAGCGAGCAGTCCCAGGAGTAGGTCAGCCCATGCTTGTGCAGGATCGGGCGCACGGTGCGCGCGATCTCGTCGAGCTCGGCGTAGACATAGGTGTAGGAGCCACCACTCTTCGTCACGACCTTGGCTGTGCTCGTCTTCCGGATGGGCGGGCACTACTCCTGGAAGGCAGCCATCGCCGCCGCGAACTCCTGCGCGGCCATGCGATCCGCCATCCGCTCGTGCATCGCCACGAGCCGCTCTAACGCCTCAACGCCGCCCTTCTCGACGGCGAGCCGCATCAGCTCGGGCATCTGCGCAGGCGTCAGGGCGGTAATCTCGCCCCCGCGGGCAGGTTCCATTTCGGTCATGAGGGATTCCGATCGTTGGGCGGGGCCTTGCGTGAGAGTAGTGCGCCGAACACGACGCCAAAGGCGAACGCGATGGCGAATAGAACGAGTGCCATCACGGTTGTACTCCGCCGCTCGCCGAAGTTGACGAGCGGTCGGTCGAGCCTGCGATTACTTCAGGGTGCGCAGACCCGTGTTTCCTGGAGCCCTCGCGGGGCTCCTCTTGGAGCGGCACCAACGACTCGGCCCACGCCTCCGTCGCCTGCGCCCATCCATCCATGTTCTTCCAAAAGTACACAGCAAGCGCGAGCTCCGGGAATCCACGCTGGATGCGTGCGAGATTCTCCAGATCAGCGTGCGCCGCGGCGCGGCACATCTCGTCGAAGAACCCATCGCCCTTGAGGTACTGCCACCGGATCGCCCAGTAGCGGGAGTCTCGTTGCAAGCCAGGGAGCGCGAGCACTGAGCGGAGTGCGGCTTGACTAATCATTGACGCACCCCCGCCCTCGCGTTCACGCACGCCTTGCACGGGCACTGCAGCGGCTCCGGCTCGACCTCGCGCACCAGCTCCGAGACACGCTCGCGCAACTCGCGCGGCGGGCGATGCCAGACGCGCGGGTGCGTGGCGGCGAGCGCTTCGGTCTCGCGGTACCAGAGAAGGAACGCGGCGAGGAGGATCCGCCTGCGCTCCCAGTCCTGTTCCATCCGTTCGTCCTTGCGCCGGTCGAGTTCGCGGTCGGCGGCGGCATACTGCTCGTCGGTGTAGCCGTAGGCGTCGCGGGCGCTCACGAGGCACCTGCCTTCGCGTCGGTCAGCTTCGACTTCAGGAACTCCAACGCTTCCTCGTTCGTCGCGTGGAACATGTGGACCGCCGTCGGGATCAGCAGCAGGCCGGCGTGTTGTGCGTCCATGCGCCGGATGAACGGCACCGGGCAAAGAGCCTGCGCCCACCCGGCCATGCAGTGCGTGGTCTTGCAGGAGTGCTCCTCCTCGGGTGTGTGCGTCGCGTCCCAGGCTTCGCCGTGCCACGCGCCCATATCGAGCCGTTCCGGCTTGGCGAGCACGAGTTCCGCGATCTTGGCGAGCATCGCGTCGGATTCCTCGGGCGTGGCGAAGTCGCCGCGCGCCGAGCGGAGGTCCGCCCAGCGGAGGTCCGCCGAGCTGAGGTCCGCCGAGCGGAGGTTCGCCGAGCTGAGGTTCGCCCAGCGGAGGTCCGCCCAGCGGAGGTCCGCCGAGCTGAGGTCCGCCGAGCTGAGGTCCGCCGAGCGGAGGTTCGCCGAGCTGAGGTTCGCCGAGCGGAGGTCCGCCGAGCGGAGGTTCGCCGAGCTGAGGTTCGCCTTCGAAGAGACGGCAGCCTCAACACACAGCTTGAGGCTGGTGCATTCCAGCGAGAAGAGGACGGAGCCGGTCGTGCGGTGCTTGATTTCGAAGATCATTGTGGTTGCTCCTTCGCGTCGGGCTGGGCGGCGATCTCGTAGCGCTCGTAGCTCAACACTGGAGGATGCTGCGCCCACACCCAGCGCTTAACCTTGGCGATGGCTTGTGCTTCATCCTCGGCGTGAACGCTGCGCACGCCTTCGTAGGTGGCAATCCAGTAGCGCACGGTGTAGTTACCCACGGTGCGCCTCCTTGCCCTCGGGCATCAGGCCGAGCGAGCGGGCGGCGTTGAACAAGCGACACTTGGCCTCGGAGCACTCCGGGTAGCCCTCGGCCTCGCGATCCTCGTCGATCGACCAGCCGCAGCGCTGGCACATCCACGGCGCACTGTCGCTGTAGTCGTCGTCGATGGCGGTCAGGATCTCCAGCACGTACGCGCCGAGCTGGGCCAGTCGGTAGCGCAGCTCCGCGTCCTTCGCATCGGCCGGCTCCGGCGCATTCCGGCTGTAGACCGAGCGCCACCCGCTCGGCCCGTGCGCCTCCCGATGCTGCGCGTGCGCACGCTCGTACCCCTCTTGATTCTCGTCGTACCCCATCGCCTTGACCTCCAGCGAGTTGACTTCCGGACCTCGTGGCGAGACCATCGCCACCGCTACAAGCCTACCCGACCAGTCAAATCCGTGGGGCGCCAAGCAGGAAATTCCACCATGGCACAGTACGACAAGCGCCGCGCCGCCGCCGCGATGTTCCTCAAGGACCAGAACCGCCGCCCACCAGCCACCACCGCGCGCGCCCGCAACTACGGCACCGCGAACCAGATGGCCTACGAGGCGCAGTCCAAGGTCGACCGCGAAGAGCTCCGTGAGAAGGTGGGTAGCGCCAAGAAGCGCACCGCACTCGCACCGCGCCGCCGCCGCGCAGAGACCGGCGCCAACTCGGGCACGTACGGAGGCGCGCACTCCGCGCTCACCAGCGCTTTCTTCGGACGCCAGTAGCCGTGTTGCCTTACAAGGAGATCCCATTGGAGGTTCTCGAAGGCGACCTGCCACCGCACGAAGTCAACCCGAACGGCTGCTGGCTGTTGCCCAACAAGGTGCAGCGCACTGGGTATGTACAGCTGTGCCGCAGCGTGCGCGGGAAGTCCGTCAGCGTGAAGGCGCACAGACTCTTCTACCGGAAGATTGCCGGCGTCCTCTCGCCAGACACGACGCTCGACCACCTGTGCCGCAATCGGGCGTGCGTACGGCCACGATGGATCGGAGACCCGGAGGGCCACACTGAACCGGTTTCATTCCAAAAAAACGTGCGCCGCGGAATCAGGGCGACGAGGCCCGCGTGTAGTCACGGCCACGCCTTCACGAAAGAGAACACCGGACGTGAAGCTGGCAGACGCCGGTGCCTGACGTGTAAGAGACGCGACGGCTTGGCCTACTACCACCGCAGGAGGGCGGCCGTATGCTCAGCCTAGATCCGATTCGCGTTCTGGCCGAAGTGCGCTCGCAAGCCCGCGCGCGCGACACGCACCTCGACGGCATTCAGCTCCTGCTCGACAAGTTCCCCGGCGCATGGTGGTCACGCGGAGGAGTGCTGAACAATTCAACCGAATACGATGGAGAGAACGCCTCCTTCGAGTACCTAAGCTATTCAATGTCTCAACTCGTATGGGCGAATCCTCGCTGGCGAGTGACAACGCGCCGCGGACGCGCGCAGCAGTTCGTCGCGGAAGCGATGCAGTTCTACATGAATCGCTGGAGCGTCGACAGCGACTTGAAGACGACGCTCGAGGACCTCGCGGTGGACTTCAGCTTCGGCTGGGCCGTTGCTCACGTCTCTCCGCAACCGACGCCCGAGACGTACGAGGCCGAGGACCCGGTGATGTTTCCGCAGCTCTCGCGGATCTCGCCCCTCGACTACGGGCTCGATCACCGTACGCCAGCTGCGCGGCGCACGCGGATGCAGTGGCACCGCTACATGATCGACAAGGAGGACTTGCTCGAACGCGCGAAGGAAGACCGCCGCAAGCCGAAGAAGAAGCGCGAGGGCTGGGATGTCGCGGCCATCCGCGGGCTGAACGAGACCGAGCGGCGCAACGCGACGCTGCGCTCGCGCGCGTGGGCTGAGAAGCAACTCTTCGACGAGCCTGACCGCGAGCAGGTTGAAGTGCTCGAGGTCTACTTCCCGCAGATGCGGCTCGATGGCGAGCCGGGCCCGGAGGACGGATTCAACGGCGTCGTGGCCACCTACGGCGTCGGCCAGGGCAGCGAGGACGATGCGGGCGCCACCGTGATTCGCGCGCCACGGCCATTCTTCGGGCCGCGCTGGGGGCCTTACACCATGATCGGTGCCTACATCGTGCCTGACTCGCCGTTCCCGCTGAGCTTGCTCGTGGCGTGCGGGGGGCACATCGAACAAGCCAGCCGGCTGTCGCGGGCCGTGGATCGCCAGGTGGAGGCCTACAAGCGCCTCGGGATCACCGACGACCTGGCGCTCGCGAAGCTCATCAAGGACGGTGTCAACGACCACGTCTACACGCACCAGCTGCCGAACCCGAAGGACCACTTCGCGGAGCTCGTGATTGGCGGCACCGAGCCGGCCAACGTCGCGGCCGAGCAGCGCTCGATCGCCAAGCGCGACCGCGCGATGGGCTTCGCCGAGAACCAGCGCGGCACGACCTCGGGCGACACGGCGACCGACGTGACCTACGCGAACGAGGCGGCGATGAGCCGGCAGGGGTACGTGAAGGGCCGCTACCAGGACGGCGTGCGGCGAGTTGGCCGCACCGTGGCCTGGTACGCCTACCACACCAATGAGATCGAGCTTCCGCTTGGGCAGGAGGCCTACGACGCCTACGGGCTTGACGGCGACGCGGAGGCCTGGTTCACGGGCGGCGAGGACGACGACGGCAGCGGCATGACGTTCGACGACCTCGGGCTCGAGGTCGAGCCGGGCAGCATGGAGCGGCCGAGCGAGCAGGCGATGGCGCGACAAGGCGAGGTGCTGGTGAACGTGTTGCAGTTGCTGCCGGCGATCGCGCAAGCCGGGCAGATCGGCGGCGACGTGAAGGGCCTGCTGGATGCGATAGGGGCTGCGGGCGGCATCCCGCAGCTCTCAAGGCTGTTCCCGGGGATCGAGAGCGCCGACCTCAGCGTGATCCAGCCGCAGGAGGCCGAGCCGCGCCTGTCGCGTGACGTGGGGCTGGCGGGCGTGTTGAAGAGCCTGAACCGCGGGGCGGCGCAGCAAGGGAACGTGGCGGGGCGAGCTCGTGGAACGCCGCAGGCGCAGGCGTTCGCGGCTGGTGCCTGAGCAGGCGGGGGTGGGGGGACCTCTCCGGCTCAAGTGCCCGTTGGCGGTCGAGGGTAGCACGGTGTCGCGCCCGAAGGGCGCCCTGTCAAGAAGCCATTTCCCGTGCCAGGTGGTAGGATCAGCGGCGGTGAAGGCCGGGTCCTGTCGCCAGTGTTCTGCATGTGGCTGGCGGCAGGCTCGGCTCGTCCCTGTGCGAGGTCAAGAATCATGAGCGAGACAGACTGGGAGAAGCGGGCGCATGAGATTGTGGCGGAGGAGTTCCAGGCGTGCCGTGCGAGCGACAAACCGTACTGGCGCGAGCCCGACTTCGAAATTCGCGCAGCTCTCCGCGTCGGCCGCGAGATGGCCGAGGAGGCGTGGCGAGAGGCAGAGGCGACGAGCATCAATCTCGATGCCGTGTGCAGAGAAGCCGCCGACGCGCGCACGCAGGAGATCGCGAATGCGATTGAACGCGCAGCCCATCGCAACCAGGACTGCTCCTGTGCCGCCATCGCGCGCTCGTACATCTCGAAGCCGGCCGTTCCCAACGCGATTTTGAACGCCCCATCGACGGTGTTCTGGCCAAACGACGAGGCGTGCGACCTGAACGGTTGGGCGCGCGGCTCGAAGATCGTGTCGGACGCCAGCGGGTTCACCATCACGCCGCCGCAGCCCAAGACCCGCGAGCGGGTGTTGGAGGAGGCGCTGCGCGCGATCGAGTGTTGCACCCCTCCAGGATTCCCAGGCGTGGACAGGCAAGACTGGGCCATCACCCGAGACGGCGGCGAGAGGGCCGCTGCGACAGCCCGCCGCGCGCTGGAGTGGAAGCCGTGAAGCCCCAGCGCAAGCCCTCGCGCCGCACGCGCATCCGGAAGCTCACGTCGCGCGAGAAGTACTCCATCATCAGCTTCCGCACTGTGCTCGAAGGCAGGCCGCCGTACAGTTATCTCTGGGTCAAGCCATGACCACGTTCTCCGGCTTCGGCCCCGGCAAGCCTGGCGGCCCGCGGAAGCTGCGCTACGACCTCGGGCCGGGTGGCGGGCGGATCGAGGACGCGCCCGAGCCGAAGAAGCGCACGGCCTCGGTGCACACGCGGTTCAAGCCCTTCAAGAGCGCGCAGGTGCATCGTCAGACGGCGAAGGACCTGGGGCTGAAGAAGGTCGGGTGCATGACGCACTTTTCCAGCGAAGCGGAGCTGAACCGCTATCTCGCCTACGAGAAGCACCACGGCAGGGACGTGGGCTGGAAGGATTTTTAACGCTCGTGCCGGTGAAGCGCGAGCCGGAGCGCTACGGGGCCGCTGAGTTGGCCCGCCTAGAGAAGCGCCTGAAGACGTGTCGGCCCTTCGAGCGCTACGACCTGGAGTTCAGCTATCGCCTGTTGGCGCTGAAGAGCTGGTACACCCACAAGAAGGGCCCGAAGCCGCGCGGGCCTTGACTCTGGGCTGGCCTGCTGCCCATTGTGGAGGCCATGGCGGACGACTTCCCCGGCGGCGCAGAGCCCGAGACTCCCGACTCCTTCGGTGCCGAGCCTGCTGAGCCGACGGTAGCCGAGAAGGGCGAGGCCGTGCTCGACGCCGCGGTCGAGAAGATGCTCGGTCCGGTGACGAAGGAGGACGACGAGTACGTGCCGTCGAAGGTGCCGGGGCAGAAGAGCAAGGCGAAGAAGGACGCCGAACCGGACGAGGCTGAGGACGACGACGGCGATGAAGCCGACGAGGAGGACGAGGAGCTCGAGGCGAGCGACAGCGACGCCGAGGAGGACGAGCTCGAGGAGAAGGACGAGGATGATGACGGAGACGACGAGGCCGACGCCGAGGACGAGCTCGACAGCGCGTACGCGACGCTGCTGGCGCTGCCGAAGGCGCATCGGCCGCTGCTCTCCGACCTGAAGAACATGCCCAGGGCCAAGTTGATCGCCTGGGCAGGACGTGTCGATGTTGCGAACGCTGAGGCGAAGGAAGCCTCCTCGAAGGCCGAGCAAGGGCGCGAGACTCCGAACGACGCGAAGGAGACCGGCAAGCCCGCGTCTGCCTGGGCCGCCGTTCGCGCAGGCCTCGCCGAGAAGCTCGGGATCGACGAGGACGCGGCCGACGCCTTGAAGCCGCTCTACGACTCGAATGAAGCCCTCCAGGCGCGGCTCGCGGCCATCGAAGCCCGAACCGTTCAGCGAGACGGGCAAATCACGATCGACAAAGAGATGCGGAGGTTGACGGCGCAGTACGGGCCGATCCTCCGGCGAGACAGCGAGAAGCAAGAGGCCATCCTGGAGCATGCAAGCACGATCGCCGCGGGCCTGAAGGCGCGCGGGGTAGCGGTCAACGCTCGCAAGGTCTTCAACCAGGCTGCGCGCGCGGTGATGAACGGCGACCCTAAGGCCGACCTCGCCACCAAGCGGCGCAACGGGGCCAGCACGCCACCCGAGACGATCGGCAACAGCAAGGCTGCGCCGCTCGACGAGGAGACGTACTGGAGTCGTGGCGTGGATCTCGCGCTGGCCGGCAAGGGGAAGGACGCGATTGCTCGCTTGAAGCCTCCGCCGCTGAAGCCGGGCCGCCGCTAGGTAGGCGCGCGCACGGCCTGATCCCAAGACAAGAAGGAGGCCATTTGCATGGCCGGGATCCAGCTTTCTGCACTCGTGGACCTGTTCCTGGGCACGAGTCAAGCGGTGTTGACGGGTGAGAACTTCGTCCGCAACGAGACCGCACCCAGGAACACGCTGCTGCGCCAGATCATGCGGGCGCACGACATGGAGGAGATGCTCCAGGGCGGCGACAGCATCACCGACCAGGTGATGTTCGACGAGGACTCGACGTACGGACCGTACAACGTGCTCGAGCCGAAGGCGCCTCGCCTCAGCAACCACCTGACCGAGCTTTCGGTGCAGTGGGCGTTGAGCGATGCGCACATCACCTTCTCGAAGCACGAGAAGGGCTTCAACATGGCGAGCCAGCTCAACCGGGGCGCTCGCGCGATGGTCTTCAAGAAGATCATCAAGGCGAAGTGGAGCAACCTCTTCGTGAGCATCAACAAGGGCATGGACCGGGAGCTGCTGGCCAAGCCCAACAACGGGACGATGGAGACGGTGACGAGCGGAACGCGCGTGCCGTACTCGATCTTCTGCGCGATCCACCATTTCGGTGCGGTCGAAGGCACCTCGAAGCCGACGGCGATCGTGCCGCCCGGTTTCACGACGTTCCAGACGGTGAACCCGACCACGCAACCGCTTTGGCGGAACCCGGTCGAGTTCTACTCGGACGGCAAGACCGAGATCGACGGGGTCGTTGCCACCACGAACCCTGCGATGTGGAACGGCTTCATGGCGTTCACGACCCTGTACGACCGGTTGCGCTGGGAAGACCTGGCGATCCGGCCCGAGTACGGGGAGGAAGTGAACCCCGAGTGCTTCATCATCACGTCGTTGGAGGGCAAGCGGCTCTTCACGTACGCCTCTGCTGCAAACCAGGACTACACCCGTCACGGGTCAGGCGACACGATCTACCCGGGGCTGCGGCCCGGCCTCAACTTCGAGGGCGTGCCGATCCGGTGGATCGAGCGGATGGACTTCGCCGAGGTGTGGCCGGATGCGGCCAACACGGGTTTCGCTGGCGAGAACGACGAGTCGGTGGACGAGAACGGCGTTGCGCTGGCCGACCCCGAGTTCGAAGGCCCGCGCTTCGTGTTCATCGCGCCGAAGTTCTGGAAGAAGATCGTGCACAGCGAGCACTTCCTCGAAGAGGAAACGCCGCCGCCGAGCGTCTTCCAGCCGTACCAGCGGACCGTCTTCTTCGACTGCTGGCACAACAACTGGTGCCACAGCCGACAGAAGGCCGGTGGCATCGTGGCTCCCTCCGCGGACATCGACGGATTCATCGTGAACTAGGCCCCCAACCAAGAAAGGACTGACTCTCATGCAAACTCAAGCGTCCCTTGGCTGGCTCGGGCCGGACAAGATCGAAATCGTCGTCACCAACCGCACCACCTCGGCCGTGGCGGTGGGTGATGTCGAGCGGCTGGACAACACGCTCGTCGATGGCGACTCGACCACGAACCAGCCCGGCCTCGCGACTTCGGGGCTGGCGAACATCGTGGTTCCGTTGCTCGGCGACGCGCGCGGTCACTACCTCTCGACCGGCATCTTCGGCGTGGTGCAGTCGACGGCGGCTGACAACGTGAAGTGCCGCTTCCGCCTCAAGGGCTACTGCGATGCGGTCTCGGTCGAAACGACGGTCGTGCTGGCCACCTTCATCGGCGTCGCCGAGACGGCGAAGGAGTACGTGGCCATCGCGACGAGCGTGACGAACGCGACCGACGCGGCCGTGCCCCACAAGGTCATCTTCATCCCTCTGACCGCGCGCACGGGTGCCGGCCTGACGGACGGGTGGTTCGATGGCGTGAATGGCTTCGGCACGATCTCGTCGATCAAGGGCCTGACGTAACTCGTCAATTCCCCAGGCCGCCAGGTTCGCCCCTGACGGCTTGGGGCTTCCTTGGTAGGCTCGCGACCATGGAATCCATCCGACTGGCGTGGTCGCTGTGGCGACTAGCGCACTATCTGACGAAGAACAGGGTCGAGGGTGCGAGCGCGAGCGTGACGCTGTTGCAGGAGAAGAGGGAGAGCGTCTCGTACCAGGAGATGCGCGCGCAGGCGAAGGCGCTGGGCGTGCCGGTGCCGCCGCCGAGGCTTGGCGCCGAGGTTGGCGTGTGGCTGGACGTGGGGGCGCCACACACGGTCTACAACGGCTACACGATCCGGCACGCGCTGGAACGGGCGCTCAAGGGGGCGTAGGGTGGGGCCATGCTCTCGCACGAGCAGCGCGTTCTAGTCTTCGAGATCCTGAAGGACAAGGCGGCTCGAATCCGGGCTCCGTGGTTTGAACCGTGGACGAAACCGCTGCCGTCCTCGGCTGCCGATCGCATCGCCGATGCGCTGTTTGCTGAGCCAAAGGTCAAGCGCTGATGGGTGCGCTGACCGTTCGGCTCCTGGAAGGTCTCGTCAAGTACGAGGTGGGCGCGTCACCCGGCACGCCGCTCGAGTTCCGCGAACTCGTGAACCAGGCGGGCGAGCACCTGGTGTCGATGCACCCGTGGCGCTGGCTCGAGGGCCGTCAAGCGCGCCTTCGGCTGCGCCCCTCGATCGACCTCACGGGCGCGACGTGGACCGAGGCGACGCTGCGGATCACCAAGACGGGCGCGTTTGCCAGCTACTCGTGGCTGAGCGCCGACACGCTGGAGGTGACGAGCGGAACGGGCGCGACGACCGGCACCTACGAGGTGGCGTCGCGCGTGGACGCCGACACGATCACGCTGCGGACCTCGATCGGGGCTGCGGCGAACGGGCAGACGGACATCGCGGGGTCCATGCGGAACGACCAGATCGCGCTGCCCTCGGACTTCGACATGCAATCGATCACGGCCTGGGCGATGAAGCGCGGGCTGACGGGCTGGATCGAGATGACGGGCGAGGCGACGATGCTGAACCTGCGCGCCTTCGGGACGGAGCGCACGATCGGCTTCTGGACGCTGCTCCGGTACGTGCGTGGGGTGGACGGCGGGCAGGCGGTGCCGCGGCTCGAAATCTCGACCGTGACGGACTCGGCGGACGAGGAACTCGTGATCTTTTACCGCGGCGGGTGGAAGGAGCCGGCGAGTGACGACGAGGTCCTGTGCCCGCCCTCGTGGATGAATCTCCTGTTCATCGAGGTCCTGAAGGCAATCGCGATGGGCACCGAGGAGAGTGAGCTCGGCTCTCTGGACGCGCGCCTGACGAAGCTGCGGTTGGGCGTCCTGTTCGCGGACGCGAAGAACAGGGACCTGATGGCGCAGGTGACGCTGGGTGCGCCGGAGAACTGCTGGATGGACTACTCGGCTGAGCCGCTCTCCCGGTATTCGACCCCGTGTGACCTGATCGTGCCCTGATGGCCGCCAAGAAGAAGCCCAAGAGTTCGAGCCGCGCACTTGTGACCCAATCGCTCTATGAAATTCGCCTACCGGCCGGCGACGTGCCGGGTTTCGACATCGGGCGCAGGAACGACAACGGCGCACGCGTGTACAACCCGGCGACCTGGCTGGACCAGGGCTACAGGGGGGTCCGGTTCATCGGGCAAGGCCAGGGGATCACCAACATCCGTCCGGCTTCCAGCGTGTGGACGAACATCTTCGTCCTCCAGCACCAAGGGACGGTGCAGCTCGAAAACCTGACGCTGCATAATGGACCTAGAAGTGCCATCCAGGTGGGGACGGGGAAGAGCGCGGGCTTGCCGCTCTTCCAGAAGTTCAAGCTGGTTACCCGCGGGGTGACGATCGACTGTTCGCGCTCTGGCATGTGGGGGGGGTTCAGCTACGAGTGCGACTGCGATTCGGAGGACCTGACGATCTTCGGAGAGCTCCTGTTCGAGCACCCCTGGTATCACCACCAGTGGGCGAAGTTCGGCGCGCTCTACAACCGCTACAAGGTGATCGGCGCGCGCGGCGAGTGCTGGAAGTCGCGGCCGAACGACCTCGAGTGCCGGCCGGTCACGGACGCGCACGTCGTCCTGCGCAACTTCGAGCTCTCGGGCTGGACCACGGGCGGCAACCGCGGTTGCGCCGGCATCGTCATCCAGGGGACGCCTGGCTGCGACGTCCTGCTCGAGAAAGGGATCCTCTGGGGCGGCCCTGGTGTGCGCTGCCGCTGCATCATGATCGACGACGGCGAGGGCAAGGCGGCCACGCTTGGCGCGCCTGGGTCGATCACGATCCGCCAGGTCGCGGCGCAGGGGAACTCGGAACGCACCGACTACGGCGACACCCTGATCCGGGTCGGACCGCTCGCGGGCGGCGCGGTGGCGAAGTCGTTGGAGATCGATCGCTGCGCGCTGTACGGGGCGAACATGGCCGTCCAGCTCACCGGCATTCCGAGCGGGAAGCTGCTGGTTCACGACTCGAACACGCCTGCGCATCGCGAGTGGGCGAGCGCCAAGGGGTTCGACACGACCTTCGAGGCGAAGATCCCGCGCGCGCAGCGGCTCGTGCCGGTCTCCGAGGGGCTCGAAGCGTAGCGGGCGGCCCGGTAGGCTGGCGCCCATGCTTCCGAAGGACGTCGTCGACGCGATCGAGGACTACGAGCCGCTGCCGCCGAGCACGTACGACGACCGTGGATTCTTCGCGGCGGCGCGGCGCGTATGGGGGGTCGACTACGGGCCCAAGCTGATCGAGCTCGGGCGGCAGGTCGAGAAGGCGTTCGGGAAGGAGCTGATCTTCTACCTGCAGGAGACTTTGCCATGCCGCCACAGGTCGTAGGTCAAGGGCAATGGGGGCCGATCACTTGGGCTCCGTTCACTACATGCCTGTGGACGCGACGCGACGTCGAGGCGAGCGGCGTGGCGGTGATCGAAGAGACCCGCGGCAAGCTGACGGTGCGCGTCGACAGCTACGAACAGGTTCTGCGGATGAAGGCGGCGCGCGAAGCGGACCAGACCGAGAAGTCTGGACTGTGGGGCTGTTGACATGCCGCGCAAGGACCTGCTCTTTCCGATGGGCGGCCGATATGACTCCGCTGCTCTTTCGCAACAGCCGGAGCTGTACACGCGCGCGAGCCGGAACGTGCGCGGGCGTGATCCGGTCACCGGGCGGATGCGCGGCGCGCAACGGGCCGGGCTCAGTAAGTTCAACGCCAACGTGATCGGCGCGAGCCGGATCAAGGCGATGTGTTCAACGGCGATCGACGACCGGAAGGTGGCGTACTCGTTCTCCAGCGGTGCGACGTCGCTCGTCTGGGACACGCCGACGCCGTCGAAGTCGAACTGCCTCAACGGGACGGTGGACACGGCCGGCAACGTGTACGCGCTCGACGGCCCGTCCGGGATCGTCAAGTACAACTCGGCTGGCAAGGAGATCATGAAGATCGCCCTTCCGGTGGCGGACCCGCTGCATGTCATCCGGGCGCTGGCCGTGGACGACGCTGGAAGGATCTTCGCGGGCGTCTCGAGCGGCGGCGACGTGAAGACGGCGCGCGTCTTCTGCGTGCTCCAGCTCCAGGACAATGAGTACTTCATCGTCTGGACGCTGGAGCCG